GATTGTAATGTTGGGCGGTGCGTGGAAAGCCTCAGCGGTCGCGTCCGATGTCGAAGCGGCCTCAAAACAGCTAGAATCAGTTCCTACCAAGGAAGAATTTAAGTACATCAAAGACGACATCACCGAAATTAAGGATTCTTTGGAGGTTTTGACCGAGTATATTCTCAATAACAAAATAACCCCTTAAAAAATGGAGTACATAGTCGCAACTTTTCTGGGCTGGGTCGCCTCTAAATGGCAAGGCCACGACAGTCTCAGTGGTCGAGAATTTAAGTTTGTTACTCAGGTTTTGGCTTGCATGGCTTGCGGTTTTCTTCCCGCCTGTTGGGAGCTTTTCACTACAGGGAATTTCGAGTGGAGCCAAATAATGGGCTATGCCGCCACCTCCTTCGCCGCCAGCCAAGCTTATTACAACCTTTATTTCTACAAAAAATAAAAGGGTGCTAAACTCGATCTAGTTTTTAAGTTTCAAACATGGCTCTTTGCACCGCCGCACAAATCAAAACTCACCTCGGAATCGCGACAACGCTTTACGACAGCCTTTTCGCGCAACTCATTCCTCAAGTTGACGCTTTGGTTGAGCAAGAAACAGGCGTGAAAACTGGCGCCGCCGCCGTGGCCGTGGCCGACGAAATTTTAAATGGTGACGGTGAGCGTAGATTTAGAACGAGGTTTTGGCCGATCGCTTCAATCACCGCGCTATCTTATCGCGACGGAAACGGTGATTGGACGGCCTACACTCAAGAAAGCGTAGGCGCTATAGAGTATGACAAAAACTTGGTTTACCCGAAATATATTGTTGCTGGTTGCGGCTTTAGGAATATTAAAATCTCCTACACCGCTGGCTATCCGACCGCCAGCGTCCCGAGCGACTTGAATTTGGCGGCGATTTTGTTGTGCGCGGAGTTGTTCAACCAAAGAAATTCGGTTGGTTTCTCCTCTCAAAATGTTTTGAACCTTCAACTTTCGCTCAGTACTGAGGAGCAAAAAAACGGTGAGGAAAATATTGACCAAGTATAAGCGGACATTTGTTGACTAAAGGCCAACAATGCAACATTTTAATTGTCGATTTACGAGTTACAGGCGAACAACTTCCGGCGCCGCTCGGGTTTATTCTGGGACGGCGACGATTACAGCGGGGAGCGGGTATATTCAGCCAGCCAGCGGAGAGCTGAGATCGGTTTTGGGTCTCGATAAAGCAGTGAAAGCTTTTGTTCTTAGGACTCCTGAGTCGAATTTTTCGATCATGGATAAGTTGACGATGACGACCGAGAACAGCAACGACGATGGTGATTACTATGTCGAGCAATGCGAAATACAAAGCGTAAATGGCACGCCGTTCGCCATGCTTTTAATCACTAAGGATAGATAAATGGAGATAACCATCAAGATCGACGACACTAAGTTTCAGCGGTTCGCTACAATGTTTCCCAGCGAGCTGAAAAAGACTATAGTAAGATCACTTAATGAGTGCGCGTTGTTGGTTCAAAACGCCGCCAAAATCAACGCTCCCTACAAAACTGGCAACTTGCGGCGAAGTATCACCAACCTAGTCGATCAGGGGAAAGAAATTGCTTTGGTTGGGACGGATGTGGTTTATGCCGCGGTGCGAGAGTTCAAGACTTACAGCAGACCGGAGGGGTATTTGAGGCCAGCACTGAAAGACAATCTCAGCAAAATCACCAAGGTTTTCGAGGAAAATATCAATAAACAACTACGCTAATGTCGCTACTAGCAATCAGATCGGAGATAATTGAGTGCATTCAAGATGTGCAGGTTGCCGCCAGTATCCAAGCCATCTATTACGACATGCCGACGCGCATAATTACGACCCCCGCGGTGGCAGTTTTGATCGACCAAGGCGGTGAGGATTTTGCAACAACAGCCCAAAACAAGGTGACTCAGCGCTTCGTTATCCGTTGCATGGTCGAAAAGAAGGAAGACAGTAGCGATCAGGACGCAACCGAAACGACCGCTTTGCTGACAATGGTGGATTTGATTTTGGCGGAATTGAGAAAAGACGATCATCAAACTTTGGAGGGTCAAAGTTACTCCTTCATGTCGATCAGTTGGGAGGGGGTGAAGGTCGGGCAAGCAAATGATGTTGTTTGTTTCTATTTTGATATTATAGTTGAAGCGAAGGTTCTTGAACTAATCACTAATTAAAAAACCCCATGCAACACATTATCATTTTGAAGGATGTCGAAATCCCAAACACTCCAAGCTTTCACAAAGGGCAAAAAGTAAGGGTGGCCGACCACATCGCTGATTTACTTGTTGAAAGAGATTTTGCGCAATATGATGGAGGGGAAAAACCAACGACGAACAAGGCGAAAATCGCCAAGGAGACGAAAGCGTCCGAATCGAAGCAAGCGTTTGACGGCGCTGAAAGTCACAAAAAAGAAGAAACAAAAGCTAAATAACCCCAAAAACTATGTCCGAAGTTTATACAAGGAGAGCGACAGCCTCCATTAAAAAAGAAGCCACTGCCAATGTTGCGGTCACTCCTGATACTTTTTTCACCTTAAACGAGGAAGATATTTCGGTGAAATACGCCTACTCGCCTTCGATGAGAGTAGCGGGCAATCGCGCGAAAATGCTCGACGCGATCACTCAAAAAATCCCCGCTCCGGCTGGGTCGATCACTTTAAACATCGAACCGAACACCTTCGGTCACTTCCTGAACGCCCTCGCTGGAGGTTTAACCAGTGGGCGTTATCTCGACATTTCTTCCATCGTCGGCACTTTCACGGTTAGCGAAACAATTACAGGTGGAACCTCGGGGAGCATGGCGGTTATTGCATTTGTTGGTAAAGATTTCTTGCTTATCGGAGCGCCATCCGGCGCTTTCACTGACGGCGAAACAATCACGGGGGCATCGTCCGGTGCGACCGCTACTCTCGGAAACTATGAGGCAACTATTTACGGTCACGCGAAGAAGCTTCCGGCTGAAATGACGACAACCTACACCGTCCAAATCAATTACACCGAGAGCGCTATCCGCTATGTGGGTGTGAGGATTCACACGCTCGACGGATTGAGTCAATCGGATAACATTTTGACGGCCAAGGCGAACATCATGGCTCAAAGCGTTTTTAGAACAGCAAGAGTGACGGCGATAACCGCCTCCGGCGCCGGCGCTAAAACAATCAGCCTCGACCAGTCGCAAGGCTTAGTTGCCAGTGATTCAATCAAAGTTTATCGGCCATCTACCGACACATTCCTCGACTTCCCTAGTGCAGGCGTGAAGACTCACACAATCACGAGTATCACCAACGACACGGCCATCGTGGTCACTAATCTCGAAACCGCGCTCGCGGTTGGCGATCTCATCATGCTCGCTCCTCAAACAGCAACCTACTCACTGGCGAAGGAATTTCCGTGGGTTGGTGGTTCGACAATGTACTACGGCGCTACGATCGGTGCAGTCGCGGCCATCAATTGCGAAAACTTCTCTTTCGTTATCGACAATGAATTTGAAGAAAGGCACGCGGCGATCGGTGATGATTACGAAGACCGTTTCCCTTCCGCACTCCTCCAAAAAGGAATCGCGGCCAACGGAACTTTCGAGCTGTACTATGTGAGTGAGGAGTTTATGGATTTTGCTCGCCGAAACAATGCGGCGGCCTTGAAGCTAGTGGCTTTGGGGCAAACTATCGGCTCGACCACGGTGAAAAACCGACTCGAAATCAGCTTTCCGCAAATCCAACTCGGTGATTTCGACACCAACATCACCATCGACGACATCATCAATCAAAGCATTCCTTTCGAGGCATTCTACGACTCCACCGAAGGGTGCATTTGTAGCGTTCTCATAGTTAACAACATAACCTCTTACTAATGTCTCAACGCCCTCGCATTACCTCTAAAAACACCAAGAAGATCGAACTTTCCGATGGTAGCTTTGTATTAGTTCGCGGCTCAATGAGCTGGCGAGCGCTTCAAATGGCAAAGGATTTTACCGCTGAGGAGGAGGTAGACATGACTACCCAGCTCGCGGCAAGTTTAAACTTCCTGAAGGAAGCGATCGTTGGTTGGAATTTCGTCGACGGCGACGGCCAGCCGGTTCCTTTCGATAAAGAATTGATTGATGATTTTGATATGGACACGGTGAGCGAGGTGTTTGTTGCCATCCAGTCGATCTATTTGCCGGAAAAAAAAAGCTCGCAATCATCAAGTCCAATATTGAGCAAGGACTCCGAAGAAACGGAGCCGAGTGGGAGCTAATTGACTACATGATGTCGGAGAAATTCGGCCTAAACTGGCAAGACTACGACGCCGTTCGGGTTCAATATTTAATGGCTATTGCCAGTGCTTACAACGCAAGGGATAATCAAAAAAACAAACAACCCAAAAAGCGATGAGTGTCGAAAAAATCAATGTAGAGATCACTGGGAAAGACACCGGCGCGGCGGACGCAATGAAGAAGGTTCAAGGCGGAATGATTAGTCTTTCAGGCGTAGCGAAGGCGGCGGGTGCGGCGTTTGCGGCATTGAAGATCGTCGACTTCTTGAAGGACGCGGCGGCGGAAGCAATCGAGGGCGAGCGTGTAAACAAGGTCTTCGAAAACTCCATGAAGAACATCGCGAAGGCGACGGACGAGCAAACCCAAGCACTTCGAGATCGAGCCGCCGCACTTCAAGCGGTGGGGGTTGTTGAAGATGACGCAATCCTACAAGGTCAAGCTCAGCTTGCAACCTTCGCCATGTCGACCGAAGCGATCAATGCGCTTTCTGGGGCGATGGCGGATTTTGCGGTCAATCAAAACAACGGCACGGTCGGGATTGAGGAAATGAATGACGCGGCGAATATTTTCGGGAAATTGATGAGTGGTAATACTTCGGCGATCGGGCAACTCCAAAAAAGCGGTATCGTTTTCACCGAAGCGCAAAAGTCGGTGCTGGCCTACGGTACGGAAATGGAAAAAGCCGCCGCCGTTCAAGAAGTGATGGCCTCAAACCTCAAGCTCACAAATGAAATAATGGCAAGCACCACCGAGGGTGCGATGATACGCGCGGGCAATGCGTGGGCGGGATTTAAACAAAGTATTGGCGACATGCTCCTCCCTCTTATTGCTGATCTGCTAGAGTTTGCCAACAGAATGATTGTCGTGATTAGCGATGGCATGGAAAGGTTAAAGCAAATGTGGGCTTCGGATTGGGGAGGTATTCGCACAACAATCGAGGAGGTTTGGGCGTTTATCAATACTGAAATAGCACCAACAGCACTAGCCTTTTTCGAGATCATTAAAGAAGGCGTGGCCTTATTTCGGATTTTCTGGGATCCATTTTGGGATGTTTTCAAAACGAAATTCATGCTCGTTTGGGAGTATATAAAAATGGTCACTCGGATAGCTTGGGAAGTGATTTCGGGGATTATCAAAGCGGGCGCGGCACTGTTGCAAGGCGATTGGGCGGGAGCTTGGGACGCAATCCAAGGCATATTTACAGGCGCGTGGGACGCGATGAGCAACTTTGCTCACGACATAATCGACACCATCGTCGGCGCGGTAAAAGGCATGATCGAAATCATCGAGCTTGCGATCATAGGATTTAAAAATCTGATCGGCTTGCAGGGGTCGGTTAAAACTGGAACCTCCGCAGGAAGCTCGAGGGCGCCAGTAAGCAGGAAGGCCACCGGTGGAATGGTGACGGCTAACACCCCTTACCTCGTCGGTGAGAATGAGCCGGAGTTGTTCGTCCCCAATATGAGCGGCTCAATCATCCCTCGCAGTAAGATGGGCGGAAATACGGTGGTGGTGAATGTCTACGGTGATGTTTCAGGGCAAGAAGTGGCCGACAAAATATTTGAGAAAGCCATCCGAAAATTTGGACTCCATACTAAATTCGCATAAATGCTTTATGTTTACATCAATAATGCAGATCGGACGGCTGACATCATGGCCGAGACGCTCGTCATCAATAACGAAATCCAACAGCGTGTGGACTCTTGCGAGTTCCTAGTTTTCCAAGGTTCGAAGCCCACCGAAAATCAGGATTTCAAAGTCTACAAAGGCGCGACCATCGCTTCAATCGCCTCGGACACGATCGTTTTAAACGCCAAATATCAGGTCGGTGTCGGC